CCGCTACGAGCGGGGCGACATCGCGGCCCGCATCGTCGAGGCCTTCCCGACGGCCACCTGGCGCGGCGGCGCCGAGCTGATCGAGGACGAGGACCCCACGGTCGAGACCGACTTCGAGCGGGTCTGGAATGCCCTCGAGGAACGGCTCCACATCTGGTCGGTCCTGACCCGGGCCGACATTCTGGCCGGCCTCGGCCGCTACTCGGTCATCCTGCTCGGCGCCCCGGGCGAGCTCGAGACGGAGCTGCCGAAGCTTCGTCGCCCTGAGGACCTGGCGTACCTCCAGCCCTACTCGGAGGAAGACGCCCCGATCGAGCGCGCCGTCACCGACACCGCCAACCCCCGCTACGCCCAGCCCGAGGTCTACCGCCTCAAGCGCGTCCTCAGCGGGGTCGGCAAGACGGGACGCCTGGTGCACTGGACCCGCATCATCCACGTCGCGGACGGCGTCCTCGACGAAGAGGGCCTGGGCCAGCCGCGCCTGCAGCGGATCTGGAACCGGCTCGAGGACCTGGACAAGGTTGCCGGCGGCGGCGCCGAGGCCTTCTTCCAGCGGGCTCACCAGGGCTACCAGGTCGACATCGACCCGACGAAGTTCCCAGCCGACATCACCCAGGAGCAGCGCGAGGCCGCCCTGAAGGCCCTCTCGGAGCAGGTCGACGAGTGGGTACACGGCCTCCGGCGGTTCGCCGCGACGTACGGGACCACGATGAAGGCCTTCGGGTCAGACGTCGCGGACGTCAAGAACCCGATTGAGGCCCTCGTCTCGCTCATCTCGGCATCGACCGGCATCCCGCAGCGGATCCTCATGGGGTCCGAGCGCGGCGAGCTTGCGAGCTCCCAGGACAAGAGCAACTTCGACGAGCGCGTGCGCGATCGCCGGACCGAGTACGCGGGCCCGCGCGTGGCGCGGCAGCTGGTCGACCGCCTCATCAACTTTGGCCCGCTGCCGACGCCCGTGCAGTACGAGGTGCGGTGGCCGCAGATGCAGAACCTCGACGAGCTCGGGCGGGCGAATTACGCCCTCACGCTCGCCGAGGTCAACGCGAAGGCCGGCGAGACGGTCATCACCTCCGACGAGATCCGCGACCGCGCGCTGCAGCTCCCGCCGCTCGAGGAGATCGACGGCCTCGAGGAAGACGAGGAGCCGGCCGAAGACGAGGACAACCCGGGCGACGACGCAGATGACGACGCCGATGGCGGCGCGGACGACGACCCGCCCGACGACGACCCGCCCGACGACGACACGCGGATCCGCGCCGCGCGCCTCGAGACCGCGGCCTCACGCCCGGCGCCGTGGCGCGCCATCCACCGCGCGGCCGATGCGCACGAGCGCCGCGTCCAGCGCGTCCTCGTCGACGCCCTCTCGGCCGCCCGCGAGGCCATGACGCTGTCCGCGCTCGAGGCTGCCTTCGGGCGCCACGACGAGTACGGGGTGCAGCGCCTGGCCTTCGCGGCGTGCGACGCGATCGACGCCGTGCTCCAGGAGCGTGCGCCCGCCCGGCTGCTGGCCGCCTTGGCGTCTGGCGGCGAAGCGGCCGCGGCGTCCGTCCGGCGCGCCGGCACCTTCGTCGGGCTCCGGACCGCCGAGGTCACCGCCGCGGCGACGATCGTCCTGGACTTCGACAAGACGAACCCCGCGGCCGAGCGCTGGGCTCGCGAGCAGAGCGCGCAGCTCGTCACGCGCGTGAGCGCCGAGACCCGCGCGGCCATCCGGAGGATCATCGCGCGCGCCTTCGAGGAAGGCCTGCCGCCGCGCCAGGCCGCGCGCCTCATTCGCCAGCTGATCGGCCTGACCCAGAAGCAGTCGTATGCCGTCCTGCACCTCCGCCAGGTCCTCGCGGACCCGAAGAAGGCGGGGCGGCTCATCCGCGCCGGACGCGTGCGCATCCGGATCCCCAAGACCGGCATGACGCGCGACGCGATCGAGCGGGCGGCCAGCCGCTACGCCGGACGGCTCTTGCGTCTCCGGGCCCTGACGATCGCGCGCCACGAGACGCTCGCGGCGAGCAACGCCGGCCAGGCGCAGCTGTGGAACCAGGCGGTGCAGAAGGGCCTGCTGACCGGCAACGAGGTCCGCGAGCCCATCATCACGCCCGACGACCGGCTGTGCGAGCTGTGCGCGGCGATGGAGGGCCAGCAGCGCGGCCTCCAGGAGCCCTTCACGCTGCCCGACGGCCGCGAGGTGATGAACCCGCCGTTCCACGTCACCTGCCGCTGCAGCCAGGGCATCGTCGCCCGGCGAAGGAGCGCGGCATGAAGCCGACGATGATCGCGCGCTCGGTCCGCCTGGTCGGCGCCGTCGGGGCGGAGATCCGGTTCGCCTCCTACCAGGGCGTCGAGCACCTGGTGGTCCCGGTCGTCGCGATGGTCGGCAACAGCATCGTCTGGCCGATCAACGCGCCCGCGCCCGAGTTCGTGCCGGTCGAAGCGTTGGCGGTGGCGCCGGCGAACTGGAACGGCCGCCCCGTGCTGCCCGACCACCCGGTCATCGACGGTCACCGCGTTAGTGCCAACGACCCGCGCATCCTCGAGAGCCAGTGCTTCGGCCAGACCTTCAACGCGCACATGGACGGGCTGAGCCTCGCGATGGAGGCCTGGCTGAATCCCTCACGCGCGAAGGCGGTCGGCCGCGATGCCGAGCGGGTGATCGAACGGGCCCGGACGAAGGACCTGATCGAGATCAGCATCGGCGCCTTCATCGTCGCCGAGGCGGCGGAAGGACAGCAGTACGCCGCCATCTGGCGCGAAATCCTGTCCGACCACCTCGCCATGCTGCCAGAGGGCGCGATCGGCGCCTGCAGCAACGAGATGGGGTGCGGCGCGCCGCGCGTCGCAAGAGCACACCGAGTCACGGCCCGGGGGCTGGAGCTGGTCCCCGACAGCAAGGAGCCGCAGATGTCCAAGCCCGCTTCCTCCACTGCGGCCGCCGCCAGCGGCGCCGCTGCCTCCGCGAAGCCTGCGAAGCCCGCACCGCCACGGTCACTCCGCGAGCGCCTCTTCTCCCAGATCGCCTCCGTCTTTCGCGGCGCCGAGGAAGGCGTGAGCGACGTCGAGCTGCGCGGGACGCTCAACGACGCCCTGCGGGCGGTCGAACCCGGCTTCCTCTGGATCGAGGAGGTCTTCCCGACCGACGCGCGCGTCATCTACGCGGTGCAGCCCGAGGACACGCTGCAGCTGTTCCGGCGCACCTACAGCCTGGCTGACGACGGCACGGTGACCCTGGTGACCGAGCGCGAGCAAGTCCAGCGCGTTACCAACTACGAACCTGTCACGGCGGCGAGCGCCGCCGGCGCACCCACGGCCGCATGCGGTTGCGGCGGAACCAAGAAGACCGCGGCATCCGCGCCCGCGGAAGGAGGCAGAGTCATCATGAACGAACAGAAAGCGGCCCGGGTCAAGGCGCTCATCGCGTGCCCGAAGACCCCGTACAAGGACGCCGACACGGCGTACCTCGAAGGCCTCGAGGACGCCCGTCTGGCCGAGCTGGAGGCGCACTTCGGCGCCCTGCCGCTCGAGGTGAAGGACGGCAAGGTGGTCGCGAAGGTGGAGACGGCCGCCAGCGCCACCCCGCCGGCGCCGTCCACCGGCGCCGCGGCCGCCGCGCAGGCCCCGAAGCCGCCGACGACCGAGGAGTTCCTGGCGGCGCACCCCGACATCGCGTCGATCGTCGCGGAGCACAAGGCCGCGGCCGCCGCGAAGAAGACCGCCCTGGTCGCGCAGCTGAAGGACGCGCAGGACGGCTACACCGAGGCGGAGCTGCAGGCCCTGCCGCTCGAGACGCTCGAGCGCCTGGCCAAGGTCGCCAAGGTGGCGGCCCCGACCCCGCCCGACTACGCGGGCGTCGGCGTCCCGCGCCAGGCCGCTGCGGAGGACGAGGCGGCGCCGGTGCCGCCCGATCTCGGTGCGGCCCTGAAGGCCGCGCGCTCGGCCCAGTAGGCCGGCGTCGCACCAGTCCCGCGGCGCGCCCCCGACGCGGCGCCGCCCACGAGAACGTCGGAAGCCGCCAGGAAGGAGAACGGACATGGCACGAAAGGTCATCGTGCTGCTCGGGCAGCCGATCGTCAACGAGGAGGGCGTGGCGACCGCCGCGATCACGCCGGGCATGTTGGTCGATGGGGTGACGTCCATCGCGCCGCACGCCATCGCGGGCGCCGACTGCCCCCGCACCTTCGCGCTCGAGCGCGAAGAGCTGGGCCAGAACATCGACGACGCGTACGCGATCGGCGACACCGTCAAGGTCGGGGCGTTCGCGCCCGGCCAGCGGGTTAACGCGCTCATCGCGTCGGGCCAGAACATCGCGGCCAACCAGGCGCTCGAGTCGGCCGGCGACGGCACGCTGCGCCTGCTCGCGTCCGGCGTCCGGCTCGCCCGGGCGCTCGAGGCGGTCAACAACTCCGCCGGCCCGGCGAACGCGCGGATCCGGGTCGAGGTGTCGTAGCCGACGCGCCGCCTGCGGGTGGTGACGCCCGGCTACTGACGATCGCCCGGCCCGAGGTCGGGCTCCAGGGAAGGAGACACGTATGGGAGGCATGGCAACGGCGGCCGCGGTCGACAGCGGCAAGCGGTTCTGGGGCGGCGCCTCGGGCCGCTGGGCCGGGGAGCAGCTGCTCCGCGCCCTCAAGGCTGGCAAGGGCATCGCGGGCTTCGGCCCCGCGGCCCTGCGGACCCTCGACACGCTCCGCAAGGACGAGTGGAAGGCCTTCGACGAGGTCCTGATCCAGGAGGCGCAGATCCGCCTCCGCGCGGTCGCGGACCTCTACGCCAAGGGGCTGGTGAAGCGCATCGCCAACGGCATGGCGAAGACCGTCCTCGAGTACGAGAAGGTCTCGGACATGGAGGAGGCGCAGGTCTCCCTGAGCGGGATGGACAGCACCGAGAACGACCGTCAGGAGTTCACCCTGGCGAACCTGCCCCTGCCCATCACCCACAAGGACTTCTGGCTGTCGCTCCGGCACCTGCTCGCCTCGCGGGTCCGCGGGGAGGGGCTCGACACGACGCAGGC